ACATACAACCTAAAGAACGGAATTATGGAGGTAAAAAATGAAGGTTTATAGAATCTGTGCTAATGACATGAGGGTTGAAAATATCGCCGCTGCTATTTGTGAATCTGAGGATCTGTGGCTTGATCTGTCTTTTGGAACTGATGCGCTTGGTGATGATTACATTGATGTTTCTGGTTCTAATGCCGAGGTTGATGTTTTCAAAGAAGTATTTGAAATGGTTTACTGCTAGGAGGTGCGTTCATGAAGACTTTTAATCGTGGAAATCTTGCAATTGAGGAGCTGCTGCTGGACTGGGTTGACGCTTTGACCGATGAGGTTCTGGAGGGCGAGTGCTATTGGAACTGTGAAGACATGACCGGAATCGCTCATTATATCGTTCCGCTTCATTGCTCCAGATCTTATATCTACCTGCGTGTTAAGCCTTGCGCGGAGGATGATTGGTCCCGCTTCACAGTGATCTCAATTGAATTTATGGAAAAATAAACCGCTCCGGCGGTTTTTTATTTGCGTTCTTTTGATGTTCTTTTGATGTTCTTTTGGCCCGATGTTGTCTTTCTGTTGGCGGCCAAAATAAAAAACCCGGGAACCGTTGAGGTTCCTGGGTTTGATTGGCGGAGGACACGGGACTCGAACTGTTATTGTGTCGTGTCATCGTATGACAGCGCGTGTCAAATGTTTCACATGAAACGTTGAAATTTAGGGAATCAGGCTTGTTTTGTCCTCCACCGTCATTCGTTGTCATACGTTGTCATTTTCTTGTTTTTGTTGGCGGTTTTGTTGGCGCCGATCATGGCATCAGCTCAGCTCGGTATGCTGAAAACTCCGACACCGTCCTGGCCGCTTCGCTTGCATGATAGGTCCGGCTCTGCATCCTTCCTTCTAGGTATATCTTGTCTCCGATCTGCAGCTGGTTTTTCTTCCAAACTAAAACCGATATATAGTGTGGTCGTTTTCCTGGGATTCACACGATGAATTGCGTTAGCTGTTTTTCCTGCGTCTGTTTTCTGTATGGCTCCGAGCAGATATATCCTTCCAGCACTGCTTCGTTTGTGTCCTCTGTCTCGCTCCGCTCTATCCGGTCCGCGTATATATAATTCTGCAGCTTGTTTCCTTCGCGGCGGCTTCTAATGCTTCCGCTCACGTTTATCTTTTCTCCTGGCGTTATGTCTTTCATGAACGCTGGCATGATCACTGTTATCGTGTCCGTCGTTCCGGACAGTCTCTTTGTCTCGACTTCCGTCTTGTAATATGTCGCTCCGTTTTCATGATGGCTGTATTGCGCTCCGCTGCTGGTGCCGCTTATCACGATCTGATTGATTACCATTTTATCCTCCTCTTGCTTATATTTTAGCGTTTTTTAATTATTTAAATGTTGCGCAAAGTGTTATATTTTAACCAGGTTATTTTTGTCTTTTATGTCAAAATTGGAGGGTTAGGTTATGTTTATTCAGGATTCGTTTGCATCTGGTCTTGAACGCAAACGGGCGGATCTTGGTCTCACTCAGCTGCAGATGGCTGATCTTGTGGGCGTGTCTCTCTCGACTTACCGCCGCCTTATTAATGCGGAGTCTGAATTGCGCGGCTTGCATGTCGTTCGTCGCTTGTACCGTCGCGATCGTACTTTTGCTTTTGAGCTCATTGGCGATGATGATCCGCTGCTGCGTCTTGTGTCAAAGCTTAAGGGATTGACCCCTAGTCAGCTAGCTTTTATCGATGGCATCGTTGATTTCGAACTGCAGCTTCGTTCGGATCCTGGCGAGCGTTTGCTGACGGTCTTTTGTCCTACCGGCGACATGGAGGATGGCATGGTCTGGGATTCATGCTCCGTTGAGAAGGTCGCGGTTTCTTCAAACGTTACCGCTGCTGAAGGCATCCGGGTGACTTCAAACCATTTACATCCGGTCTATGTTCGTGGCGATATCTTGCTTATCGATCATCGTCCGATCCGGGACGGCGATACCGGTATCTTTATCAATCGTGAAACCGGGCGCGTCTATCTGCGTAAGTTCCGCCAGACGAAACCTTGCGAGCTCCGTCCTATAAATGACTTTGGCTCCGTTTTCTATGTGGATCCTGATTCTCCTGGCGACATGGCGCGCTGGTATAAATATGGTGTTGTTGTTTCAAAAGTTCGTTGATTAGTGTTGACTTCGTGCGTACCTAGAGTTAAAATACGATTATCAAATATTTAGTGTTTTAGGAGGGTATCATGGCTACTGAAAAAGCAACAGAAAGGATCCACATCAAAGTTCATCCTTCTCTGAAGGAAGCGGCTCAGGCTCGTGCCGATGAGGAAGGCAGAAGCTTATCAAATTATTTACTTCATCTTGTGAAGTCCGATATTGAAGCTCATAAAAAATAGGCCCTTGTTCGGGCCTTTTTTTATTTGAAGTATTTTTCCACTTTGTGTGGTCTTCCGTCTTCGTCGTATATGAAATCGTGCGCCAGGTTATAATAAAATTCTGCGTTGTCCATTCCCATCTTCTGGGCCGTTGGTCTGTAGTCGTTGTACATCATGTTCATGACCATGTACCATTTTACGTCCGGCTTTTCTCCCATGCTGGCTACAAACGCTGCGATGTCGTTTGTGGTCCAATGTTCCCCGTATGGAATCATCCGCCTTACGATTTCTATGGCTTCTGGTTCTGTTATGGAGTACAGCACGTCTTCAGCTTCCTGCTTGAATTGTTCATATGCTCCAGGCGCGTTTCCTTTGATGAATTCTGCCATCCGGTAGTACACGTTGTTCATGGCTTCCATTCTTTCTCGGTCTTCGCTGTTTGCGTATATCTTGTCCGATATTTCTCTGATGGTCATGTCCTCACCGCCTATAATTTAAACGCTGTTATTTCTGCGTTCACTGTCGTTCCGGCTCCGGACATCTGTATTGTTATGTCTGCTGGGTTTCCGCAGCATGCTACTCTTGCGATTGCATCCAGTGCCAGTGATACTGTGTCTCCAGCTGCTGCTGTTACTGCAGCGCTTGCTCCAGGTATCGGTGTTCCGTTGTTCACGAGATTCGCTGTCATTACTCCGGCTTCTTCCGCCTCGATCGTTACCACTGCGTTCAGCTTATAATATCCTGCTGTCTTGCATGTGATTCCGGATCCGTTGGATGCTATGTCCTGGCCGTATCGTCTTGCTACCTGGGTTACCGGATATGTTCCTCCAGCATTGATTGTTGTTCCTGGTGTTGTGTTGATTGCGTATATTGCCGATCTGCTCATTTCTTCCTCCTATCAAAAAGGAGGGGATACCCCCTCCCACCTTGCCTTGCTGACTTAAATGTTACCGCTGCATCCGCATCCTGCGTTGTATGGATATGTTCCCCATGCGTATGTTGAAATCTTAGGAACGCCGCACAGCGCCTGCTGCATGCTGAGCTGGTTTACCTGCTGCTGCAGTGACTCGATCTTGTTCTGCTGGATCATTGCGCGTGTCTGTTCTCCTTCCGCATGCACCGCTGCCTGGGTTGCTGCTGTGAAGTTCGCCATGTCATATCTGACTGCGTCGATGTTTCTGTTTGTCTCGCAGCAGCAATTCTGCATATTTGCAAATCCTGCGCTAATAAGAGCACCGTTGTCTCTGATTTCACTCAGGTTGTTGTACGCCGCGTCCTTTGTCGCTGTGATTGTTTCCGCACCGATTTCCTGGACTCTTGCTTCGATGTCTCGCTGGCCTCCCTGGATTGAATTGAGATCAATTGCTCTCTGCAGGTCCGCCTGGCTCACTGCGTTTGCCGCACCTCCAAATCCAAAACCGCCGCCGCCGAACATCAAAATCAGAAGCGCGAAGATCCACAGTCCTTCACTTCCAAAACCGCCGAGGCCGCTACCGTTGGTTGCTGCCTGGATGTCGCTTAAGCTATAACCGCTTTCGTTCATTGTGTTTCCTCCTTTCATGATTTGTATTTGTTACCGGTTTTCCGGGAACTGTCTATTTTCCGTATTCGCTTTTTACGGTTTGCATGAAACTGTCGAAGTCGACACCGCGCTGCTGGCACATCATCCTGACCGCTTGTTCTCCGTTCATTCCGTATCCTTGCATGAAACGGAGCGCGTTTTGGATCATGCCGCTTCCGTTATTCATTGCCGCTTTTATTTGATTTATTGTTTCCTGGTTTATATTTGCCTGGTGTGTATTCCTGAATAAGCTGCTGGACATTTTCGTTTACCTCCGTCTTGAATTTTTCGAATTCATTTCTTGATATGTATTCTGGCGCTGCTGCTGGCGTGTTTTCGATCGGTTCAAATTTGAACATTTGGATCGTTGGAAATCCTGCGCCGTCTGTCGACTTTATGTACATGATGTCCTTTTCTCCGTCAAAGAGCGCCACTGTGCTGTACGGTTGTTTCATTGGATATGCTTTTGCTCCGTCCAGTCCGGTTACTCTTATTAGGTTGTTTTCTCCAGGCTGCATGCGCGCTGGCTGGTATTGTACCGGCTGCTGGTACGGTGGCTGATAATAGTTTGGGTACATTTGTCTCACGTCCTTTCCTTCTTTTATTGTAAAATAAAAAAACCCCGCGCAAGTGCCATCAAAGTACCGTTAAAGTACCGACGCTTGCGCGGGTTTCTTCTTATGTTTTTATTCGCTTTAGGATCCGATCGTGTTTCTTCTTCATGCCACTTTCGGAGTATGCCATAACGTCTGCAACGTACCGCAGCGGCCTGCGTCGTATATATAGCAGCTCCATTATGACGCGTTCTTCTTCTGACAGTGCTGTCTCGTCCAGCAAATTGACGAGCTCCGATTTTGTCATGCTTTCCAGCATGCGCTTCCGGCTCATGTGCTCTGTCATCGTTTTTCCTTCCTACTCAAGTGGTAATATTATCACTCGCTTGTACAGTTCGTCCCCGGTCCCGTTTAGTCCCTGGGCCTTGTATCCTTTGTATAAATAGTTGATGTTTTCCAGCTCCGTCTCGCTCATGCTGCCTTTGTTCAAAAGCTCGCGGCATCTTGCGAAGTATGCGTCATGCGATAGCGACTGGATCGTGATCGTGTCGTTGTGGATCTTTTTCCAGATCCACTTGATGCATAAACCAATTAATGTCAGCAGGCCAGTTCCAATGGCCGCCAGGAACGCTTCTTTTATTACCTCCATGTCAGCCACCTATAAAAGCCTTTTGACTTCCTGCTGAACTTCCGCATAGTCGTATCCGGCTTCGGTCAGTCTTTTCTTTCGCTCGGATCCGTTTCCCCATTTTCCTGCTATGACTTCTTTTGCGATTTCAGTCGTGGTTTTCTTTGTTGATGTTTCGCTTTTCTTTTCTGGTGGCAGGATGAATCCCTGGAGTGTATATCCGGACAGCTTGTATCCTTTTTTCAGTTTCTGCGTCCAGAATTTCTTCGCGGTGTATCCGCTCTGGCTGATCATGATACTTCCGTCTTCGTAGACTTCTTCCACGATTGCAACGTGTCCCCACTTTGAATTGGTCCAGCATATTACCGCTCCTGCTACCGGTGTCTTGCTTCGCTTGTATCCGTCGCTTGTATGGCCGTACCATTTCTTCGCGTCTGCTGCAGATAGCTTGCATGACGTCAGTCCGTTCTTTTCCATGAATCGTCCGTATGCGTATCCTACGCAATTGTGCAGGACGTAGTTTCCGCTGATTTTCAGGCACTTGTTGTATCCGCCGTTTCCGTTCATGTAGAACTTGTTATTTTTGGCCGGACATGTTGTTCTGATATTACTCATCGTCTTTTCCTCCGGTGTATTCTGTCCCTTCATGCAGTGTTGATTTTCTTGGTTCTTCGTACTGCAGCGCCTGGGTTGTATCTCCGATTCCTGCTGTCGTTGGATCCACCACGATTCCCAACAGCACGAGCACGTTGATCAGCATCCCGATCCATTCTGTTACCTGGCTCTCGCTGATGCTTGGTGTAATCCCCAGCATGCTCAGTGCCTGGTAAACCAGCGCGATGATTGCTCCTGCTAATGCCAGGAGAGTTGTCTTGTTCTGCAGTCTCAGTTTGAAGTTGATATTCATGTTTCTTCGGTCCTTTCTTTGTCTCTTATCATTGCTATGACTTCTATCAGTTCTGCTGGTGTTCCGTATGCCTCTACGCTTGCTTTGTATGTTTTCAGCTGTTCGAGGTTCATTTCTTTTAGATCCATCTTTTCCTCCATGTAAAAAGGACGCCGCTTGCGCGGTGTCCTTCGTTTGTTATTCTGCGTCTAGCATCTGCTGTACGGCTTCGCGCCATCTTGCTGGTACGTCCAGGATTGTGATTGCGCCCGCCTTGATTCGGTTGTAATAAATCTTAGCCATTTCTACTCCTTTTCTGCTAACATGTCCGCGATTTCCACGAGTGCGTTTTCGTGTTCTGTGATTGCTGTGTCGATAACTTCCGCCAGCTCAATGAGCGCCGTTTCAATTTCCGCCATCTTATCTGTCGCTTCGAAGTCTTGCTTTGTGGCTCCTGCTGCCGCCATCATTTTTTCTTTCAGGTCCATTTATACGTCACCTGCCTTTACTCGGTTGCTTGGCCCAATCTGGCACCGTCGGATCCGTTTCTCTCGTGATTCCGCCAGGCACCGTTGATCCTGCCATCGGTGTGTTTTGCTGCAGCGTTGCATGCACGACCGTTTCGTTGTTGATGATTTCTGTCATTTACTCACCTCCCAGGATATGGTGGTCGTATCTCGAATCTATCTTGATCTTGATTTTGTCGGAGAATTCTACGATATCGTCTGCGTTCATGAACTTGATTTCCAGCACTGATGCTCCTGCTGGGAATGCGATTGTTTCTGTCTGCGTAAGCGGAAGGATTACTTTTTCCCATCTATCGTGATGTCGTCGTCCTCCCAATGCTTGAGGAGTGACCCGTCTGCCTGGCTACTTAGTCTTGCATGGATCGTGTCTGTTGTTATGGTCTCATCAAATAAGACCACTATCGGATTGTTTTGTCCCTGGATTATCATCGTTTCTCCTTTCTATGCTTCGGTTTCAATTTCTACGGATGCGTCGTATCTGTCCTTCAATATGATGGCGCCTTTTTCGCTTATGGCCATGAGAAGTTCTGACGTGTACAGATCGCTCGACATGGCAGTTCCTAGTTTCTTGTGGAATGATGCGACCGCTTCACGCTGCGTCTCGTACTCGTATATGCTTTTCCCTTTTATCTTCGCGTCTCCTTCCGAGATTTCGATAATGTAAAATTTCATGATTTCTCCTTCCTAGCTTTCGCACCTGCATGATGCGTATAAAACTCTGAACTTTAGAGTGAGGGTGTTTGCTGCGATTGCGCTCGACTTGGTGTTTGCCAGTCCGAAGTATGCGAATCTTGTGTCTCCTATGTTTGTGTCAATTCGGTATAAATTGACATAGGTGTTGTTGCTTCCGATTATTCCCCAGCTGATTATTCCGATTGGCACCATGTTTGGATGCTCCCACAGTGCGATGTCGTTATAGTAAATCGACACGCCGGTGTAGCTTCCTGCTTTGATTTGTGTCTCTATGTCGTATTCGAAATCCTGGAACGTCAGCACGCCTAGTGTCATGCCGTCCACTATAAATGTTCCCTTTACTTTTGCCGTTCCTCCGACTTCGAGCTGACTCGCTTGTTCTCTTATTTCTGTGCTGTCTTCAGCACTTACGTATGTCAGCGTGATTGGCAGTGCTATGGTTCCCCAATCTGGCGATATTATAATGTGATCTGAACATTCCACTACCGTTGCTTCGTCCGGGTCGTTCAGCATCGTCGGGATTTCGTCTCCGTTGTTGTCCTTGCAGCTGATTACCGCTGCTACACTTTTGGCGGGGAATATCGCGATTTTGTTTCCACCCCAGGTTGTAGTGTATGTCTGGTATGATGTTATTTGTTCTGTCGTATATTTCTCAGCGCTGATCTTTGTCAGCGGTGTTTCTCCGTCTCTTATCTCGACGCTTCCTCCGTCTATCTTGACGTTGTAGTTATCTGTCTCTCGTTTGATAATCAATGCGCCGCTTCCGGTGTCTTCGTCTCCCTCGAACTTGACTTGCATGTACGCGTCCGCGTACAGTGTCGCCGTTCTTATTGTGTCGTTCAGGATTTCCTGGATGTCGATTCCTGACGATGGCTCCGCTGCTGCTGGCGTCGCTTCCGGTTCTTCTATCTGCATCCATTTGTACTTTGTCGGATCCGTTTCTGTTTCTATCTGTTCGCTTTCAAACGATCCGATATAAGCGTATCCTTCGTATGGCTGCGTCTGCATGTTTTCCCCGGTCGCGGTGTCTGCAAACGCGGTATACAAATACCGCGTTTTTCCGTCTCTTATGATCTCGTTTCTCATGCTGCCTCCTAGATTCCTATTGCTATCCAGTCGACTTGGATTCCGTCTGTTACGGTTGTTGTCGTGTGAACGTTGAGTGTAAATCCTGACGTTGTGATTGCTGTCACTCCGGTTTTTCTGTTGTTCGGTACCGCTGTGTGTACCGTTGCTACGACTTTTGGTACCTTTGAGAATGGCTGATCAAATGTGATCTGGGCACTGTAGTTGGATCCTGCGGTCCTGCGTCCTTTGAAGTTGTACATCCCAGCTTTTATGTTTGCTGGTGCTATGTCTCCGGTGATTGCCGCTTCAATGAGGGCATTTGTTTCTGCTTCCATGTTTGCTGCGTTGATCAGTGTTCCTTCTTGTTCCACTTCTCCTTCAGCGTATGTCATGTCGTATGTGTTTGTCATTCCCGCTACCGGTGTTAAAACCACGCGGTTCGGGAATTCTACGATTCTATCTTCCCAGCTCATTTTTTACCTCCGGTATAATTCCTGCTGCCGATTCTGATCTGGCCAGAGTATCTGTTTGCTACGCTCTGTTTGTATCTCAGATCTACCGGCTGTTTTAAATCACTTATAAGCGTTTCCAGTCTATTAAAGTTGTCATGTGTAGCTCGTTCGTCGGGCGCGTCTGTTACCCTTCCGACCATCGCTGCTAGCGATATTGCTTTGTTGATTATCTCCCGCCATGCTCCGATTGTCACTATGTCGCTTGTTGTGTACGTGTGCTCCGGCTCTCCATGCGTGAGTAAATATTCCACATTTGAATTAATACGGTTTATGTCTGCTGCTGTACATCTGTCCGCTTCAGTCCAGTCCGTCTTTGGTGTTGTCCATGACATTAAACCACGCCCTTTCTGAATTTAATATTTGCGGTCGTGCCACCTTCCGCGTGCTCCAGGATGATGCTCTCGATTGTGCATGTCCATGTGCTCCCGTCCAGGCGTACCCATGTGAAAACGTCGCGAGGTTGCATGCGCGGGTCGCCCTTCCACATAAATGCTCCGGTGACACTACTGCGGTCAAATATGTTATTGATGTCCGGGAACGTTTTACCGTTTCCGTTTACCATCCATATCCTTCCGCTGCATGCAGGCGTTAATGTTCCCGCTATTCCTGGTCGCTTTATTGTGAGAGCTTCCTGGAGTTTCTTGATTGTTACCTTGCTGCCTTTTACCACTGACTTCTTGGCGGTTGCTGTCCACAGTGCGTTCAGTGCTGTTATCAGTTTGTCCTTCGCTGCTGATACCGTTACGTTGTAATATGGATCTGTGAATGAAGATTCATACTTGCTGTTCTTTGTGGTCTCTACCGTCTCTATCGTTGTGTTGCTTCCTATGCTGCATTCCGATATTATTCCGTAGTCTCCGCTTGAGCTTATCTTGTTATAATTTCTGTCTGTTTGGATCTGAACGTCCCCACAGTCCTTTTCATAAATCGTCCACTTGCTTGTGGGTTTTGTGTATGTTAGTTTCGGGATTCCTGCGTCTACGAATACTGGCCAGAATGCATCCTCAGCATGCGCCTGGTTCATGATTGCAGCCACCCTATTCCTTGAGGTTTGTTCCGGCCAGTAAATCGTGCCGGTTTTCTTTGTACTTCCATCCGTATCGGTGTATGTCTCCGTTTGCATGTCAGTGTCTTTGATTCCTGCGTTTACGATTGCCTGGCGCAATTTTGAAAACAGATATTTTCTGGCTCCGTTTGATTCCACCTTTTCGACGATCGCAGGCATGGTGTGTTCGTCCAGCTTGGCACTTATGTCTTCGCCTTTTATCGTTATTACCTTTTGCTCCGTTGTTATCGCCTCTGAAAGATAGAACTTTCGTTCTTCGCTCATGTCTCCGTCGTACCCAGCGCTGTACGTTATTGGCGCTCCGTCTCCGACGTTTGTTACGATTTCTGTCATGTCTATCGGGCAGTATGCTTTTAGCTCGATGCTCGATATTGGCATGCTTGGTTCCATGAGACTTAGGTCCGCTTCAAGGTCCAGCGTGCATTGTGTTATTGTTTCTTCCGTAAACGCCAAAGTGAACCCAGGCGTTATGCTGGCTATCTCTAGTCGCTCACCTGCGTTCGCTTTTATTGTTAGTGTGATTTCGGTTCCGTTGACCGGGATCTGTACGATTCGTTTTGCTTCGTATGTTTTTCCTCCCGCTTCAATGGTTCCGCTTCCTCTTGTGATTGCGATCGTGATTCCCGTTATCGCACTTCCTGCTGCTACCGTTGTCTGCAGCTGTCCGGATGGTTTTAGTCGTATTCCTACTTTTCCGCTTTCATCGGTTCCTTGTTTTGTGCTGTCATAAAATTCGCATGTTCCGTCTACCGCAAATCCTCCACCGCTCAGGTCCGCGATGCCTTTCATCGTTATTGACGGATTGTCCAGCGTGTCCGATATATTTGGATCTATCGCTGCTACTCCGGCGGTGCTGGCAGTCTGAAATGTCAGATCTATGTCATCCTCCCTGCTGGCAAACGTGCACAAAATCTTGAACGGTTGTCTGATCTGTTTTGCGTTTTCGCTGCTAATTGTGAGCATTTATAAACCTCACCTCCACGTTGACGTCTATCCACAGCGGCGTTCCTTCCGGACCGATGTGTCTTGTTGCGGTTGTTACCGCACTTGTTCTTATGATCTTTTCGCTCCTGGTGTTTCCGTCTGCGTCGTCAAATGTCAGGGTTGCTTCTCCTTTCATGGCCAGCAGCGTTTGCAGCTGGTCTTCTGGCAATGCGTCCCATTGCATGGTGGTGTCCGCATACTTCCATCCGACCAGGTCTGCTGTTATGCTTCCGTTGCATGTCGTGATTTCTCCCGCGTATAAATCCTCGCGTTTTGGTGAGAATCCGTTAGGTCTTATGATGTCTTCTCCGTTTATCATGATTGTGTTAAAATATGCCATTTATCCTAACCTCTTTTTATATGTGTCGTATAGTTCTACGATCTGGTGTCCGACCTTCTGGCCTCCCATGTAGATGTTGATGTCCATGCTTGATGGCCCTGCTGCAGCTGCTGTTTGTCCTGACATGCCTACCTGGATTGCTGTCGCTAATGCTCCGGCTACTCCGTTTAGTCCTGCTGCTACCGCTCCGGTGATCTGCGATGATAGTGAGTTTGCTCCCACCACGACTTCAGATCCAGCTTCTCCGCCTCCGAGAAGTTTTCCGTTCTTCGCTCCAAATATTGTAGCGCTTTTCAGGATTACGCCCTTTTCCATCGCTTTTTTATACCACTCGATTCCGATCGTTGGTGCTTTTCCTTTTCCGCCGATTCCGAATGGCAGCTTACCACCGCTGATTTTCAGGTGTGGTGCTTTCAGCCACTTGAATGACTTCAATGCTCCCAGCTTACTTTTAATGCTGGAAACCACGCCGCTCACGACGCTCTTTATTTTGTTGAATGGTGAGGCGAGTGTGGTGTATAATTTTGCGCCCACGATTTTGGCCACGCTCAGCACTTTGTTGATTGCGCTGATTACGGTGGTCATTTTGTTTATCGAGTGCGTGATGAGCTTTGTTACGATTGGTATCAATGTTGCCAGGACTTTTCCGAGCGCTTTGATTGCTATGTTTATCGCTGGCATCATGATTGTTCTCAGCTGCATCATGGCTGGCTGCAGCTGGTTCCATAAGTTTCCGAATGCCGCTTTTATTTCCGCTAGTCCTTTATTGACTGCGTTTCTGAATGCTTCGCTGTGTCTGTATAAAATTGGCAAAAGTGCGACTAATGCCGCGATTATAATCATCGGTGGGTTGATGGCTCCGACCAGCTTTGTTCCGAAGTTCAGGATCGTTGGTGCCGCTTGCATGAGTCCACCTACGGCTCCCACAATTTTCCCGATCACAAGTGCTAGCGGTCCTGCTGCTGCTACCAGTGCCGCCGCTGTTACTGCTACTCGCTTTTGTCCTTCGCTTAGTCCGTTAAACCATGACACCAGCTTTTGTGCCAGTCCGACCATTTTGCTTACGGCCGGTGTCAGAGTGTCTGATATTCCTATTGCCAGCTCCTGGAGATTTGATTTCAGGAGTGTCATCTGGCCTCCGAAGTTGTCCATCATGACGTCAGCCATTTCTGCTGCGGCTCCGTTTGAGTTATCAATCGCTCCGGCTAGCTTATTGAAGTCTGCATCTGAAGAGTTGACGATCGCTAAAAATCCAGACATGGCGTTTTTGCCTGCAATCGTGGATGCCATCTGCGTTTTCTCTGTTTCTGAAAGTCCGGACATTGATGATCTGAGCTGCGTCAGGACTTCTCTGAATGGTTTGGCTGTACCGTCCGCGTTTGTCATTTCTACGCCCAGCTTTTTCATGGCGCTTGATACCGCTCCGGTTGGTGCTGCCATCCTGGATATCATTGATCGCATTGATGTGCCGGCCTGGGTTCCTTTGATTCCTGCGTTTGCCATGAGGCCAGTTGCCAGTGCGAGGTCTTCCATTGAATAGTTCATGGATCCTGCTACCGACGCGGCGTACTTGAATGTTTCGCCCATCAGCGATACGTTTGTGTTTGCGTTGCTGCTAGCCGCTGCCATAACGTCTGCCAGTCTTCCTGCGTCTCCGGCCTTATATCCCATTGCCGTTAGTCCGTCTGTTACGATGTCGGATGTTGTCGCTAGGTCTTCTCCGGATGCTGCAGCCAGTTGCATGACACCGTCCAGTCCTTCGAGCATGTCGTCGGTCTTCCATCCGGCCATCGACATGTACGTGAGTGCTTCCGCTGATTCGTTTGCGGAGAATTTTGTTGATGCTCCCATCTCTCTCGCTTTGTTTCTCAGCGCTTCGAATTCTTGACCGGTTGCTCCGGATATTGCTTGTACCTTTGACATTGATGTGTCAAATTCCGACCCCACCGATACCGATATTCCGGTCAGCAGGCCCATTGTCATGGATAGTCCTCTGAGTTTCTGACCAGCTGTTTGGATCTTCTTGCTCAGCGCGGTCATCTTTGTTCCTACCGCTGCTACTCGCTGGCTTCCTACGGATCCAAATTTCTTTAGTTCCGCTTCAGCTTTTTTGAGCTTGTTTTGTGTTTCTATGATTTCCCTCTGCAGCGCTTGGTATTCGCTGGACGTCTTTTTGACTCCTTTTGCGTCCATTTGTGATTGCGCTTGCTTGAGTTGTTTTAGTCTGTTTTTCGTATCGCTGATTTCCTGGTTCAGCAGCGATTCCTTTTGCCGGAGTAGATCTACGTTCCCCGGATTTAGTTTCAGCAGCTTATTGACGTCTCTTAGTCCTGACTGCGTTTTTCTTATTTTTCCATCTACGGCCGATAGTGCCTTTTGTAGTTTGGTGGTGTTTCCGCCGATCTCGATGGTTATACCTTGTATTCTTCCGGCCATTTGTTTTCCTTCCTAGAACTTATCGAAGTCCGCCTGGTTTGCGATCTCCGGATATGTTTCTGTGTCGTTTGCTTTTTCTATGAGCATGTCGTATATGAATCCTATGTCATAATTGTCCAGCTCTTTTAAGGTCAACCCTAGCCCTAACGTCCGCAGCATGAAGAGCGCGGTGTTGTATTCTCGGCTGGTTGACCTTCCTACTTTTTTGGCGTTGATGTTGTCCCTTCGGTTGACTGGAACAAATCGAGTGCTACGTCGGTGTTGTCTATAATTGTTCCCATGCTGTATTTATCCAGCCATTCCATATATGTTTCTTCGTTTAATTTTTCCATGTCGGCTCCGGCTGCCTGCATGGCCATGATATACATCAGGCGCATTGTGTGATCCGTTCCGTTTTCCATGATTTCTTTTTCGCTTGCTAAAGTTTTGAGAATGTCTTTTCCTGGGAACACTTTCTTGAATCTGTATGGTGTTGCTGCTGTGCATTTCATTTCTACCGGTGTTCCGTCCAGTTCAAAAGTTGCGATCATTTTTGGTCCTCCTATTATCACAAAAAAGCGCACCGACCGCGCTGGCGGTTGGTACGCTTATATGGCTGTTTATGCTGACGCTCCTGATGTTCCTGCTGCTGCTGGTTTCACTACTGCTGTGAACCAGTTAGCGTAGCATGTTGCGCTTGAATCGTCGCAGTGTGCTTTTACTGCTCCGTCCGCTGTTCTTGGTGATGCGTCGATCTTCGCTGATACTGTTTTCATTTCGATTGAGTCCTGGGTTGTCTCACTTGAGATTGATGTTCTTGTCATCTTGCAGTTATAAAGCACATGTCTTCTTTCGCTTACGTCTCCCTTGAACTGGAAGAGGAGCGCGAATGATTTAGGCTGCTGATTGGAATATTCCACGATCGCTCCGTTTGTCTGCTTTGTGAAACCCATGACATCTGTCAGGAATGATTCCGGTACCATTGCTGATTCGTAATCTCCGGAATATCCGTTATTGGATACTGTTACGAAATAAACGCCGTCGTCGGCGTAGTTCTTTGTTGTGTCACCTTCCGCGTCCAGGCTGAGTGATACCGCTCCTGGCCATGCTACTGGTGTCTGGTATGTGTCTGCGTCTTCGTTGTAGATTGCGTAGTGGACGTTTTCTAGTCCAAATAAAACCTTATTTGTATCAGACATTTATTGTTACCTCCGTTTCGTATAAAATTCTGTGCAGCTGCTCGCTGTCTATGAACGATTCTGTTTTTATAAAAAAAATCCCGCGCGACATGAGTTCTGCCTCCACTTTTGCTTCCGAGTCAAAGTCCTTTCGCGCTGAATATAATTCTATGTCCAGTTCATCTATTCGCTGGTAGTTTTTATTGTCTGCTGGAAAATCTGCCGACTGCGGGTACCAAAAAACAATATAAGGCAGCTCCGGCGCTGGGTTGCGCTCAAACTGATAATATGCGAAAGGCAGGCCGATGTTCTCGATCATCGTTGCGACTTCGTTATATGTCATTTAGTTTTCCCTCCAGTTTCTGTTTGAAGCTTGTTATGGCTCCTTGTTCTGCTGGTGCTATGTGCGGTCTTCCTGCGACCCTTGTTCCCGCTTTTGTTAGGTGTCCCTTTTCCAGCAGGTGGGTCAGCATGTACCTCGTTTTGTTGTGAACTGTTACCGTTCGAGATAATCTCCGGGATTCTTTCTTTGTTCTCCATCCGCGTCTGTAGTCTCCGCTTCGTTTTGGTGACGTCGCTTTGAGCTCTTTGACTGTCGATTTCCCGACGATCGTTGCCGCTTCATCGATTGCGTCCAGCGTTCTGTCTCCGTACTCATCCAGGATCTTTTCGACCGCTTCAGCTAGTCCGTCTATTTGTACCTTTTGGTTCATCGTACTCCGCCTTTCTTTTCCAGGTATAGTTCGATGTTTTCGTTGGTTTCAAACGTTCTGTAGATCCGGTACATTTCTCCGTTGTACTCTATTAGTTCTTCTCCGGCGTAGTTGCACTTGGGTGTCAGCAGGCATGCTGCTGCGTTTAGTCCCATCTGGCCGGCGGTGCTCCATTCAGCTCTTGTGATCGATTTTTCCAGCGTGAATATTTCGCGGCGTGTTGTCGTCGCTTTTCTCACTCCGCGTGCGTCGTTGCTGAATGTCTCGCTGATTAGGTATGCTATTCCACACATGTCGTTTTCCTTTAGTAAATTTTACCCTTTTCCGATAGCAATCGATTGTTCAGCTGCCATCTTAGAAGTCTACTCATTGGTACGTCTTCCTTCCTTTTTCTGGCCAGCCATACTGCGTATTGTTCCACCAGCATTTCGTCCGCTTCGGATTGTGGGTCTAGTGTGATGCCTTCTATCTTGATGGCTTCTTCTGCTGCAGCTATATATCCGTACAGCAGCGTGTCGTATTGCGACACGCTGATCTGTAAGTCTGTTCTCATGAGCTGCAGGATCGTTTCTCTATCCATTGGTGCTCACCTTATTTTGTAACCGTTACCGTATAAACGCATACGTTCTCGGCATCCGCTTCATCTGCTACCGTAATTGTCAGGATGTTTTCCCCGGTCTGCCATGTTGCTGCAGTTCCGTTCGCTACTTGTGTCAATCCGTTCATGATGGTTACGGTGTCGCCTGGGTCCGTAGGTTCTGCTGTTACTTTGTTACTTCCGTTTGTTGTCTCGGCTGTATAGCTCAGCGTTTCAGGATCGAACGCTGGCGTCAATGTTAGCGAGCCTATTGCCAGCCTCGATAAGCTCTTTATGTCGGGTCCGATGCGCCGCACTTGAGAACTGCGAGCTTCTGTGCGTTTTCTACCTTCGCATCAATTTCTGCCCAGCCTACAACGCCTACAGCATGCTGTGTTGCGAATCTTTCGTTCAGGATCTGGATTTCCAGTTCCTCTGTTTCCTTTACTGCGAGACCGCTCATGTCTCCGTATAAGATTGCCTTGTTGTTTGCTGTTCCGAGTGCTGGCATTGAGTCTGAACAGTAAACTGGCTTACCCAGCAGTGTGTATCCGAATGGTGACGCGATGTCTGCGTTCAGCAGGTATCTTCCTTCGTTGTCCTTCAGCTTTCTGATTGCTGATCTTGTTGCCGGCTTCATGATCCAGCATGCATTCTGCTGCAGTGCGTCTGGCACTGAATCCTGCAGGCTGATGAGGTCGTCTGCTGTTACGCTTGACTTGTATGTTGCTGTTACTGTCTGTGTAACGCCTGCGAGCACGCCGGTTACCTTGTTTGATGTACCGTTGATCAGTTCAGCTTCAAACTTCGCGCGGAACGCTTCGGCCAGCTGGTCTGTGATAAATGGCACGATGTCCACGTCTGTATTGTTGATGAGCTTTCTTGAAATCTTAGCCAGTGCGCCAAGTTCGAAACCAGTCAGCTCGATTGCTCCAAAGTCGCCTGATGCCGCTTCAAGTTCCGCCATCTCATCTTTGTATGCTGCTGCGATTACGTGTGCGTCGCTGTATGGGTAGTAAGGGATTTCCAGCTTGCCCTTTACGTTATACTTGTGCGCAAGTTCGTAAATCGGACAGATTTCCTTTACCTTTGTGATGATTTCCTGGGCGATTGTTGTTGGCACTACTGCGCCGTTGTTGCCCTGGGTCATGTTGTAGTCCGCTCTTGTTTCCATGCCTCTTACGTAATCGTTCAGGGCGCGTCTTTCCATTTCCATGTTGTTTTCTCTGTTTTCTGGCATTGGTTCTACCTCTCTTTCTTCATCGCTGTCGATGTTTGCTTTTCTTTCTTCCTCTGCGAGTTCCGCTTCAAGTTCTGTGAGCTTGCTCATAAGGCTTGCGCGGTTTTCTTCATGCGCTGCTTTTTCTTCTTCGAATTCTGATACTGCGCTTTCGCATGTATCCTTTTCTTCGTCGCTATCTGCTTCCTCGATTGCCGCTTCAAGTTCCGCTTCTCTCTTTTCGAATTCTGCGTCCTTGTTTCTCAGGTTCTCCAGGGCCTTGTTTGCTTCGTCGATTCTCTTACGCAGCATTAATGTTCTAAGTGCCATTAGTTTTCTCCTTTCAGGCGCTTTGTCATGTTGTTGCGCCATGCTTCCGTTTTTCTTTTCTCGATTTCTTCGAGCTGTACCTTTCTTGCTGCTACACCGGTGTCTTCGTAAGCAGGGAAGGTCACTATAGAAACCTCGTATAATTTGACCGCTTTGATTGTCCACTGGACCGTACCATCGTCTCTGAATTCGGTTTCTTCGTCGGTGATCTCAAATCCAAATGAGCATTGATTCACGTCTCCGCGTTTTACCCTTTCGTATAGGTTCATTGCGTCTGTATCGTTCGGATTGATTTTAACGCGTCCCCATAGTCCATGCGAGTCCTCTCTCAGTTCCAGTGTTCCTGCTGTGTTCCTACCGAGAACGAGGCGGGTTTCATGATCTATCAATGCTCGGACGTCGCGTCCGAGTGTTTCTGCAAATGCTCCGGGTGCTACCGTTTCTGTGGCTCCTGGCCACAGCTCGTATGTTGAATTAAAGACCGCGAAGTATCCTTCAATGAAAATGTCATTATTTTCTTCTCGCGTCATGAATTCACTTACGGATGATCTTGTCTGTTTGTTTTCTCTATTCATTGTTTTCTCCTTCTCCGCCTTGCTTCAGCTTGAGTTGGTCTCCTACCTTTTCCAGCGGTATGTAGTTTTCCAGGATTACCAGCTCGCTCAAACCTTCGCGTGGTGACATGCTCAGTTTGTCTCTTACCTCGTTTCCGTCCACGATGCCTCTGACGTATAAATTGCTGTAAACGTCAGAAAGTGTTTTGATGTCGTAGCTGTAAAGGCTCGAAATATTGAACTTGAAGTACCATTTTGGATTGAGCAGCAGCTTCCTGGTCATTTCCTGCTGTATGCCGGTTGCTATCGGCAGGATCGTTGAATTTATAAAATTGTTCCATTCCTGGTCGTTGTACGTTCCGGCTCCCACGATGAATGGCGGAACGCCCAGGATCGTTGCTACCGATTTCTTGTTGATTTCGACGGTGTCTTTGATTGCCAGGTCTCCAAGTGTCAGCGGCTTTACCGTTGTGACGTCCATCATTTCTGCTGGTATCAGCCATGGTTGTCCCGCTTCACTGGTCTCGATGTATTCTTCCAGGATCTTGTTTCTTCCTTCCTTGCCGGCGAGCTCGTTTACGTTTCCGTCCACTTTGATTATCACGCTTGGCTTCCAGTTGTCTGATAGAAATCCTTTTTCTGTTGCTGCTGCCTGGGCCAGGTTGTCTGTCACTTCTCGAAGTGTTACGTTAAATCCTCGGCCCTTCCAGGGATAGTCTTCGTCTGGGTTCATGGTAAAATGCAGCAGGTTTCCTGGATCAAAGTCCGTACCGTTTATGGTCACTTTGTATCCGTCTCCTACCGACTTGAATCTGATCTTGCTTGGTGGTATCGGTGTCAGGTCTCCCAGGTACCCGTTCTCCGTCTTTGGTACCACGATCGAGTTCCCCTGGCCGTATAGCAGAAGATTCATGACGATTACGTTCATCCAGTGTTTCCTGGTCATGTACTGGTTTGGCGTGATGTCGATTTTCTTTGAGAGCTCGTTCACGATTCGCTGGTCCCCGTTATCGGTGTTGCTCATCAGGTGGATCGTCATGGTCGAAATCAGATCCGCGATTTTCTTGCATGCTGCTAGAACTTCTGGGTTTCGGTCCAGCCTCGTGTACCCCGACGTGCATATCGAATTGTAAAGGTCTCCGCCGGTAATGATTCCCACGTTGCTTTGTGGCTGCTGCGTGGTTTCGCTCCGTTTGAATAGCTTATTTAGAATGCTCATTCTTTTCGTTTCCTCCATACCAGTCTCTTGCGATCTGGCTCTTTTCTAGGTTTTCTAGGTATCTCACAACGGCAAAAACTGACGCGTCGAATAGGTCGATTCGATGCTCCGGATGGATCTTCTCGTATTGGATCATGTCGTCGGTCTTTTCTACCGCTGCTACGTTTTGTACGCAGTAATCGTAAGCGTCCGAATGCATATAATAAAGTTTCCCGTTTTTCGCGGATTGTTCTATGTATCTAAATCCTTCGCTTTTCTTGTAGAAATATTGCGGCTGGTCTACGACTTTGAACCCGGCATGCTTCATGCCTACAAAGTATTCCCTGCAGAACTTCCTATCGTGTCCTACCTGCCTGATCCGGAATCCTTTTTTTCTCATGTCTATAAACCAGTTCACGACGTCTGCGTGGTTTACCGTTGGTGTGTTGCACATCGTCAGCAGTCCGTCTTCCTGCCACCCGAATAATGGGATGTTGTCTTCGTCCGCTTTTTCATGAGCTTTTACGATCGGGAAGAATGCATGCGTTATGATTATGTCCGTCCCGTTGTAATTCCCATATAAAGCTGCTGCTGTCAGGTCGTGCATCTTCGAAAGGTCCGCGCCTCCGTACCAGTCGATGTTCAGCTTCGCGAGTTCTTCTATGCTCCAGTCGTATTGGTTGTCCGACTTCCTGAATTCTTCGATGTTGAAATATGCGCGGATGCTGTTTGTGTATACGTTCAGACTTTTAGCCAGGAAGTCTTTTCGTTGCTGCGGGTCGTTTTGTGCCTGCATTGCATCGTTTAGGATTTCCTCCGGTCTTATGCTCACTCCGTATGCTGGGTTTGCCGCTTCCTGAACTTCCGGATTGGTATAATCCACTTCCCCGTTTTCGTCTTTGTTTGCGCAGGCCATGAATATAAAGTATTGGTCGTCTTGGACGGTTCCGTCCAGAACTTTCCGGCAGTATTTTAGTCGCTGGCCCAGGAACAGCTGCTCGTCGTCTCCGGCGGTGCTGATCCCGATGATTAGCTTGTTTGTGTACGCTTTCATGGCCTCTTTGAGGAGATTGTATTGTTTAGGCTTCTTGTATGCATGTATCTCGTCGCATATTGCGATGTTGCATCCGAGTGAGTCCTGCGCGTCTGGGTTTGCTGCCAGCGCTCTTATGAATATGGATCCGTCGGGTAATGTTCCCCGGATCGAATGTTCGTTGTTGTTGTTTATTACTTTGAATGGTCCGCCTTGCTTTTCTGTTTCTCCCATCGCTTTGATGTTGTAATCGAGAAAATTGAAAGACTGCAGCGATTGCATCATGGCTGCTGCTGTGATGTATATTTCTGATCCGCTCTGTCTATAAAGCAGGCCCAGCGCCCATGCGAGCGCTGCAGCGAACGTTGTTTTTATGTTTTTTCTTGGTACGTATATCAGCGCTTCATGCGTCTTTACGTTGTCGGTTCCTTTGTGCTTGAAACCCACCAGGTTGTAAACAATGAATTTATGGTATGGCTCCAGGATGAATGGTTGACCGCGCAGCGGCGTTCCGTCTAGTCGTTCTCCCTTTTGATGCTTTATCGTTTTTTCGATGATCCCGATTATAAATTCTGGATCCTTTGTTTTGAGCTCATATCGTGGGTCTTCCATGTCTTTGTAGAAACGTTCGACCGCTTGTTTGATTTCAGTGCATGCTATCTTCCTGCCGCTCCGGATGCTTTCAGCGTATTCCATGACGATTTTCAGATTTGGTGCATTATTCATTGCTCATTTCCTTTAGCGCTTTTACCAGTGCCGATTCTTTTTCTGGCTCCGGCATGTCGCCCTTTATCTTTTTTAGTCCTGCTGGCGTTAGTCCCAGGTCCCTCCAATAAACCAGCGCTGATTTGTTTAGGTCATCCCATAGTGCCAGTGCTGGGTTTTTCGTTGGGTTGGTGGCTCCGCCTTTGTTGGTGTATCTTACGATCGGTTGTGATCCGAGTCTTTTGTATTCTTCCGCTACTGCGTCTCGCTTTTCCAAAATCTCCGAAAGTGTTTTGATCACGTGTTCGAAGTACGGTTCGTATGTTCCTGCGTCCTTGCATGCAGCGATGATCTTATTTCTCCATGCGCCTTTTTTCATGTTGTTATTCCTCTATCAGTTCCGCCTTTTGTCCAGTGAACTTCTCCCATCGGTCGATGATCACGTCGACAAATTTCGGATCGTATTCCATGACAAACGCTGCGCGGTCGTTTTGCTCGCAGGCGATTATTGTTGTTCCGCTGCCTCCGAACAGATCCAGCACATTCTGTTTCAGCTTGCTGCTGTTTTTTATCTGGTAATCGAACAACGTTACCGGCTTCATTGTAGGGTGCAGCGCGCTATGGCTCGGTTTGTTCATGTGTATTACTGTCGTTGCGTTTTTATCGCTATATATTTCTTCCAGGAGCTGCTGCATCTCAGCTTTCTTCATGTGTTCAAAATCTGGACGCGTGTCTTCTATGACTGTCGTTTCTCTACGGCTGTCTATGAAATAGTGACCGGCTCCGTCCTTCCATCCGTATAGGCATGGCTCGTGTCTACACTGGTAATCCTGGCGGCCCAGCACCAGGCTGTTTTTTACCCATACCAGGTTTTGTCTGACGGTCCACCCTGCCTCCTTGCATGCAGCGTGGAAGTTATACCCTTCACTGTCTGCGTGCCAAATGTAGAAAGCTGCGCCCGGTTTCATGACCGCATTGGCCGCTTCAAATGCTGCTACCAGGAAGTTCTTAAATTCCTGATCTTCCATGTTGTCGTTCATGATCTTTCCGGCGGTTCCTTCGTAGTCTACGTTGTATGGCGGGTCTGTTATCAGCATGTCGATTGCCGCTTCACCGCAGAGCTTTTTTACGTCCTCCGGCTTGGTTGAATCTCCGCACATAACCTTGTGCCGACCAAGCTTGTAAACCTGGCCGGCTTTGGAATATGGATTTAAAGGAGGATCTTCGTCGTATTCGTCTTCTCGCACGTCGAAGTCCGGCACATCGTCGATGTCGAACCCGAATTCGTGCATGTCGATTTCTTTTATGTCTCCAATTTCCACGCGCAGCAATTCTTCATCAAACCCGCTGGTCAGCGTTGTCTGATTGTGGATTAGCGCGTATGCTTTTCTTTCTTCGTCGGTTAAATGGTCCAGGCGAACGATCGGAACTTTTGCGATGCCTAGTTCCTTGCATGCCATCAGTCTTCCATGTCCTTCTACGATCACGTTGTCCGGTCCCCATATTCCTATCGGGTCGACCATTTCAAAAAGTCTTATTGATTCCTTGATCTGCTCGATCTGGTCTTTCGGGTGCTCTTTCGCGTTGTTTTCGTATGGCTGCAGGTCCGCAGTGCTCATGTACTCGATTTTCAGTTCCATCCTGGTTTCCTCCGTCTTGACCCC